TGGCCCTGAGGCAGGCGCAGTGACAGCAGGCGCAGAAATGTCTGCCTGCATGTGCCGGGTGGCATACCCAAGGAGCGACAGAACCTGAGCAAAGCGTGGATCTCGGCTCTTCAGAGCCTTGGTCCAATAGGTGTTCTTGTTGGTCACGAGATAGCCTCCAGCACAGGGTGGCCCGCCGCCGGATGGCGGCAGACCTCATCGTTTGGCTTAGCTGCTGGCGTCCGCAGCGCCCCAAGCGACCCCAGACAGGTACGCCACCGCGCTCGGACGACGGCGAGCCCAGTTGATGGTGCGCTCGGCACGGAAGCCGACGCTGTTGGTCTGCCACAGGCTCACGAGGTCCGTAGCCTCGGTCGGCGTCGTGCTGTCGTGCGACGGATTGTCCGCCATCTCCAGCGACGCCTCGCGGGACATATCGACAGCGATACCGCCCTCGTCCGCGAGGTAGATATCGCCAGCATTGACCAGAGCAACCGTACCAGAAGGCACGTACTGCGACACGATCACCGGCAGACCAAAGAAGGTGCCACCAGTCATGCCGATGCCAGGGAACTCGGCCTGGCCGAGCGGGTTCTGCATCAGCGACAGCGCCAGTGCCGTGGTGGCGGGCATGATCCAGACGCCAGTGTCAGGCGCGTTGTTCGCCGCGATAAAGGCCGAGAACAGGGCGCGCACATCCTCACGGACAGCATCTGCGGACGTGCCACTCGACGCGATCGGAGACACACCATTCAGGATCGAAGCTGGGGACACTCCGGACGACGCCGCCTTGGTCGGATCGATGAAGTCGCGGTCAAGGCGCTCACGCAGCGCATTGGCGAGCTCATCGCGGATGAGAATTTCAGCGGACGGCGAAGAGTCACGCAGAAGTTCTTCAGTGACGACCGCGATGTTGGCGACCTTCAGCGGCTCAAGCGTGGTCTTGCCGTACTTCCAGCTGGTCAGCGGCTTGGCCTTGCCTTCGCCTACCCAGTAGCCCGCACCACCAGAGGTCTGGCCGACGAGCGGGACACGGAAGGGTACACGACGCAGCGACGGAACACCGTCCGTGCCAAAGCGACCAAGAATGGTGCGCGGGCGGAGGTACTCAACGAAGTCGGCAAATACGCCACCTTCATCGGATACCAGAGCGCCAGCCCAGTTGCTGTCTCCGGTGTTGGCGGCAGGGACCGCAGCCTTGACGACAGCGCCATAGACGGGCGAATCCTCACCGTACAGCTCTCTGGCGACAGTGCGGACACTCTCGCCGTCAAGACGCGCCAGCGCCTTCACACGAGCGAGGCGAGCGAACATGATGCCAGGAGACGCCTTGGGAGTGGTCTTAACCTGCGCCGGGACACGGCTGGCCGTGCCCTGCTTCTCGGTCTCGCCCTCGATGGGCTTGGCATTCTTGGCTGCCGTCTTCTCCATTTCCCGGAGACGCTTCAGGTGTTCGTCGATGGCCTTGATATCGGCCTGGTTAGAGTCAAAGGCCTCCTGCTGTTCAGCGTCGAGGGTCGAACCTTCCGCAGCGGCCTTTTCCATGATCTCTTCGTTCGCAGCAACAAGCGCAGCACGCTTCTGCTCGAACGCAGCGATCTGCTCCGCGAATTTGCTCATTTTCCTAATTCCTTTGTTGGGCATGCCTTGTCCAAGGGCTCAATCGGACATCGCCACCGGGTGAATCTTGCGGATCACAAACGGCGGCTTCTTTGCCCCGACGCGGGCAGGAGAATCCAGCCTGACGACACGAACCGATTTGCCCGACGCGGCAGGTTCGGGTGCAGGCTGAATCCCTTCATCGACACGAGTGTCGAATTTCTTCAGGAGGCTGATGGCCTCTGGCGTCATGGCCTTGATGCTGGTCATGACAGCTTGCTCATTTGCTGGAATGGTGACGGCGGAAAGCTCGAACACTTCTGTCTTCAAGAAGCGAATGCCGCCCTCATCCAGAAAGGCATATTCAATCGCTCGGAATCCGATGCTGACAGCCCGGACAAGCCCAAGCTTGATCGACTGCCAAGCCTCATCGACACGATCCTTCAGTGTCCCAGGCTCGTGGATGACAGGAAGCTCAGCCTCGAACTTGATGCCTTCCTCTGTGGGCGCATCGAACTTCACAGTGCCGATAGGCTTGTCGTGCTGATGCTGCCACAGAAAGGGCAGTGGGTTCTTGAACGTAACCCCGAGCGGCTCAACAATGTCTCCGACACGATCAACGGCTGGCGTCGTAGCGATCCCGCGAATGATACGCTTGTCCTCGTGCACACTTTTCACGTCGAAAAGCGAATAAGCACGGTGCGTCATGTCCATGACGAACTCCATTCATCCAAGAATGAGCATCTGATATTTCGGCTGTGGCTTTTCCTGGTGTGTGCCTGCTACAGCTCTCGCCATCGCCAACGCCACCATGCCATCAATGCGCCCGGTCGCCTTTGCCTTGTCCAGCTTCCGGTTACCAGCCGGATCAGAAGTTGCCACTGCATTGGCAGCGCACATGGCCAGGACCGGGTGATTTCCGTGCACGATCTTGCCTTCAAGCAAGTCAGCTTCCAAGTCCCTCAACGCCGGGGACATGGACTGGAAGCCCTGACCAAACGGCTCGAATATTGCATTGTCGCCTTCCAGCTGCTCTTCAGTGAACCCCACCTTCAGCAGCCACGGGCGCAAGTGCCGGAAATTCCAGCGGTCGAACGCAATCTTGCGAACGTCCATCTCCTGGCAGTCGCGCCACAGGGTCTCTGCCACGAACTCGTAATCAACCGTCCTTCCGGGCGTCGTGCGCAGATATCCTTCACGCGCCCAGACATCATAAGGAACCCGGTCAGCCCGCGACTTCTCCGCGATGCCCTCACTCGGCAGCCAGAACGTCGGCTTGACGTGCCAGGCGCCATCAACCCACGAGATCCAGACTTTCGCTGTCAGATCGCTGACGCTCGACAGGTCCAGCCCACCATAGACTGGGCCATCGAACCGTTTCGCCACTGGGCCGCCGCAACTTTGCCAGACTGACTTGCTGATGAATGGTGCGGATGCTTCGATGCGCTGGTTGAGATACAGCCACCGGAAGCTGTTCTCGACTGACGGCTGCCGCAGGGCACGCTTCGCAAAATCCTCGATGTCCTTGATCGACCGGAATATGCCGAGCGCCGGGTTGGCTGCCTGCCAAGCGCTCCGGTCCATGATGTCGCAGTCTTCCGGTGCGGAATAAACGTGGCTGACGATGTGCGGGTCCTTCGACTTCTCAGCGTCATCCAACCAGATCGAGAACAGGTCGCCGTCTGTTGCTGCTTGCGTCGAAATTGCCAAAAGGACCGGATTTTCGTGCGCGCCCTGTGCTGTTTCGATTGCCTCAACGAAAGCATCATGGGGCCCACGGATTTGCCCCACCTCATCGAGGATCGCCAGGATCGGGCTCAAGCCGTGGGCAGTCCCAGCTTCCGCCGAAATGGCGCGGTACTCGACATTCATCGGCAGCCCGATCAGCGTCTTTTGAGACGGGATCACCTTCACAATCTTGGCCAGGTCCGGGTTCAGCCTGACCATCTTCTCTGCAAGCTTGAAAACGATTGCGGCTTGATCACGGGAACGTGCGCCGCTGATTATCTGGCTATTCAGCTTGGCTTCAGGGCCGACTGTGTGGGCAAGAGCAATGCACGCAATCAGTGCACTCTTGCCATTCTTTCTTGCGATCGACAGGTAGGCACGGGAGGTGCCAGCCGGGTTGTCATAGATGGCCTTGATGAAGTCGCGCTGAAATGGCATCAGTTGCAGCGGCTTGCCAACATCCTTGCCTTCGGGCACCCTGCAGTACCGATGAATGAAGGCGATAACCTTCTCGCCACGAGTCATGGCCTCAATCAATTAGGCTTTGCTAACAGTTCGTCATCAAGAGGATTGTTGGCTTCGATTGCCTTGGCTGCGGCCCTTCGCTTCGCGATGTCACGGGCATCCCCGCCTTGCGCGCGCGCGTGAAGTGCTAATGAGCGTCGAAAGCTGAGGATCGTGCTTGCGTGCATCTGCACAACAGACTTGCGCGGATTGACGACCGGCGTGCCCCTTTCCGAATAAACAACAGATCCTTCCTCCCGAAGCATTTTCTGCTCACGGTGCAAGTCCGCCATCGTTCGCGCAAGCATGGCTGCGAGCTCTAGTTGGTGGGCTGTCCATTCCGAGCGAGCGAACTCTGCAATCACGCTCGCGAAGAATGGCATGTCCGACTCATCGAGCTCCACATTCGAAGGTGGCACAATTTCCGTGGCTGCCCGCGACATGATGCGAACTGCCTCCGCTGCGCTGTCGATACGTGCTTTGCGAGTCCTCATTTGCAAAAATCCGGGTTTGCATTGTTTTTTGGT